CAGCTTGTCGAACGTGCCCCAGAAGTCGGTCGCGATCTCGTCCTGATGGAAGTCGAGCGCGGTGACCATCTCCTCGCGGGGCATCTGGGTCCGCTCGTAGCGGATGATGTCCGACATGATCTGGCCGCCCTTGCCCTGGAAGTAGGCACGGAGGCCGCGCAAGTCCTCGTCCACGTAGTCCGGGTCGCCCAGCCCGACCGTCTTCCGCTCGATGATCTGCGGAATGATGTCCTGGCTCATGGCGTCGGACCATGCGATGTTCAGGAGGTCGTAGGCGAACTCCTCCAAGTCGGTCGGCACGCGCCGGAAGTGTGCGCCCAGATCGGCGTTCGACTGCTCCTTGAGCCGCGCCAGTTCGGTCGCGTCCTCAGTCGCCTGGATGCGGCGCAGGGTGTCGAAGATCAGGGCGTCCACTTGGTTCTCCTTAGCTCTGGCTCGTGTCTCCGTTGCCTACCCGTGGCCTAGAACTGGCCCCGGAGGCTCCTGACGTTGAGGATCTTGTCGGAACCGACCGTCCGGACTGAGATGACCTCAAAGACCGAATCGATGTCGGCGTTCGCGTTTGGTGCCCACGATCCGGCTCCGGACTTGCCGGTCGGCCGTGCGCCGTCTGCATCCCAGCCGATCAGGTCACCGGGGTTGTAGGTCCGGTTCGGATCGACCAGCGTCAGGACGAAGGCACCGCTGTAGTAGCAATGCACGTACCCGCCCTGTGCGATTGCCTGGTTCCGAATCTCGTTCGGGCCAAGCGCGCTCGGGCCGGTGTTCGGATCGGGCACGTCCACCGGACGCAGCGCGATCGCAAGTTGGGTGATGGGATCGGAGGCGTTCGCCACGCGAACGACGAGCTTGCCGCCGGAAGCGGCCGGGACCACGGCCTCGCCAGGGGTGATCGATCCGCTGGCGGTCCTGTCGGACCAATGCTCGCCAGGGAAGGCGACGGTGACGTTCGGCAGACTGCCGGTGCCGGTGAGCGGGAAGCTGCCCTGTGTGGCCGTCATGCGTGGTTCTCCTTACTCCTCGTCGGCTCTACGACTTCTTGGCGGGAATGAGTCCCCGCATCACGGATGACCTCTCCGAGTCGGACGGCTCCTTCGTGCCGCCGTCGCCGGACCCACCGGAGTTGCCGCCCACCTGTGAGCGCGCGACCTCCTCGCGGGAGAATTCCGAACCGCCGTTGCGGGATGCGGCCTCACCGCTGCCGCCGTCGCCGCCCTTGGCATCCGGCTCACCGGGACCGCCTGCGTCCGGCTGGACGCCGACCATCTCGGCAACCTCTTGCAGACGCGCGGTCCAGTCCTCGTCGGACAGTTTCGACGCGTCCTCCTGAAGTCGGGTCTGGGTGAACTCCCCCAGCTTCGACTTGAAGTCCTTGCCCAGCTTGCCCAGACGCTCGTCGCGGAGCTTGACCCGGTTGGCCTGCTCCTCGGCGTCCTTGAGCTTGCCCTCGGCCTCCTCGGCGCGAGTCTCGGCAGCCTTCTGCTTCGTCTCGGCCTCCTCGACCTTCCGCTCGGCCTCGGTCTTCGCCTCCTCGGCCTCGCGCGCCTTCGCTTCGGCGGCGTCGAGGGTGTCCTTGGTCGGGCGAGCCGTTAGCTCGGCGTACTCGCTGCGGGGGACTTCGACGTTATCCATTCGGGGCTTCTTTCTCCTGGGCGTTCGGTGTTGCCTGTCGTGGTGTGCCCTGTCGTGGGCTTGCGCGACTTCCTCTTGGAAAACCTCTAGGTGGGCCTTGTCGTAAGCCCCCGTCGCCCCCTCTGATCCGAATATCAATCCGGTTCCGGTGAAGACGACGTTTCCTAATATACGAGCGCCCAGGCCGGACGCCTCCGAGAGATGCGCACACCAGTTCTTTCGCTCGCCACCGTCTGCGAGCTTCTGGAAGACCTGACCGCACTCCGCGCAGGAGTAATGGGGGGAGATGCACTCCATGGACTGCATGAGCGATCCCTGTTCGTAGTTGGTCTGGGCCTCCTCGCACACATCGGGGAACCTGTGCTTCCAGAGACACAGGGAAGTGTCGATGCGTGACCGGGGAACGCTGTCGGCCTCCGGGGTCAGCAGCTTGGCGTCAGCGATTGTCCCAACCGCAGTTCGGGGATCGTGCATGACCGTTACCGGCATCAGCATGGGGGTCAGGGACTTGATCGCAAGCTCCCCGGCCGTCCATTGCTGGCCGTTGCGGTTCGGCGCGTCGGCCTCGACGTAGTTGCCCCGCAGCCACATCAGGTTCTCGTTCGGCGCGAGCTTCTTCAAGTCCTGGGCGAACGCGAACTCCTCTATTTCACTCTCGCCGGGAGTGAATGGCGAGACGGGGGCGACGATGTAGAGCTTGTCGCCACGCTCAAAGATCAGCGGCTCAGGATTCACGAAAGCTCCCCCGTGTCGTCGGTTATCCCGGTGAAGACGGCCACGAGCAGGGCGCTCGGAATCGTGTAAGGGAGGCCGTCATCGCTGTTCGTGAACTCGATCACCGGCTCATCGATGCCGCGCACGCTGCCGGGGTTCACCCTGGCCGTCCCGGCGGTGATCGGATACGGGCTGAGCGTGTCGGCCACGGCAGCGAGGGAGGAGAGCTTTGGCGGCGTGGTCGGACATGCCTCCGTGATCGGGGCAACCCGATCCACTCCGAAGCTGATCTTGGCGATCGCGCTGAGCTTCCCGATCACCCAGCCGTGAGGAGCCTGGACCCGGTTGTAGAAGCAGACCCCCGCTTCCGGCCCGATCAGGTCGTCCCCGTCATCGTTCAGCACCCGGAACTCGTGGGGCAGGAAGACCTTGGAGTGAGGCGCGGCATAGAGGCTGGTCGCGATGCCAAAGGTGAAGGCGCTCGTCTTCTGAAGGTCCATGGTCCTCCTCCTAATCTACGGCCGGTTCCGGTTGTCGTGTCGGGAAGCCCCAGCGGACCACGAAGTCCTCGGCCGCGACCTCATCGAAGTCCGGCTCGCGGAAGCCGATCACCTTGGCGACGATCGCTGAGTCGTAACGCCGCTCCCCGACGATCATCGAGAGGCCGTTGGCGAGGCGAACCGCCTTCTCGTTCACGGTGTCGAAGTCCGGGTTCACCGGCACGTAGATCGTGCTGCCGATACGCCCAACTTCAGTTAGACCCATGGCCTTGCGCTCGGTGCCGGTCACGCGACCGATCGAGCGGTCGGGGTACTGATCCAAGACGGCCTCGGTGGACTCGCCCATGCGGACGACCATCTCCTCGGCCTCCTCGTACCACGCCTTGATCGTCTCGCCCGCCGTCTTCTGGATCGTCTGCTTCGGCGGCTGCAACTGGCCCTGCTTGCCGCCGTCACGCGACCCCGGCGGACGGCCGGGACCGTTGTCCTGCGGGCCGGAACCGGGCTGGCCGGGAGTGGGCGCGTTCGGTGACGAGTGCGGGACCGCCCCCGGCTGCATCGCCTCGTCGTCGCCGGACTCGACCTCGCGCTTGCGCTGCTGGACGGCGGCGTCCCAATCGAAGCCCGCGACCTCGACCCCCCAGGCGCGGGGAATGTCGCCCCTGTCGCGCAGCTTGAGGATCAGGTCGGTGAAGAACTGCGTCCCCTGCAAGATGATCTTCGGGAACCAAATCGAGGGCGTGCCCTGCTTGAAGACGTTGCCGTTCCGCTTGACCGTCTCCTCGTAGACCTTGTTCTCGATGTGGCGCTTGACGAGACGCCGGTCGTAACTCACAACTCTCGCCAGGACTTCGTTGTCGGCCTGGACGCCCTGGCCCCCGCCCTGCTCTTGGTCATGCTCGGTCAGGCGCAGCATCGCCATTGCGAGCTTGCGGCCGATCATCTTCCGCTTGGCGGGGTTCAGGAGTTCATCGAGCTTCGGCGTGATGATGTCGAAGGTCAGCCGGTGATCCCCGACGATCACACCGCTGCGGCTGGCCGTCCGGACGACTGCCTCAAGGTTCTGGACCTCGGCGGCGGTCGCTGGCCGCTGGTCCGATCCCTTCTTCGCCACGACGATGAAGTTCGACCCGCCTTGGAGCAGGGCGTAGTCCATGATGTTCAGCAGCCGCTTGGCTTCCAGCAGCGCGAAGTCGCGGGTGAGCAGCGGCCGGGGGTACTTCCACGACCCCTTCGGGAAGGTCGAGCGATGCACCATCCGGGGGTTCAGCGCGTAGAGCCTGCCGCCGCTGACCGGCGGGCAGTCGTAGTCGAGGCCGGTCATCGGCACGACCCCGGTGAACATGTTGGCCGCGACTCGATCTGCAAGCGCCATTGCATGCTTGCGGGCGGGGGTCGTGTTCGGGTCGAAGAACTCGTCCAGCCAGCGGCGCAGCTTGTCGTCGTCCGGCTCGTAGGCCAGGTCCGCTGTCCGGAACATGTCGTTCCCGAGGACGCGAATCTGCTCCGCGTGGATCACGCCGATCAGCGGCATCGCGACGCTGGCGCTCAGCGTCCGGCTCGCCCCGGCCAACTGGTACTCGATCGACTCGCGGGTGAACAGGACGGCCGTGTTGATCTGCCCCGAGATCAGAAGCTCGCGGTAAAGCTCGGCCATGACCGCATCGAGGTCGCCCTCGCGCGCGATCACGTCGAAGATCGCCTTGGTCTTCTCGTCCTTGTGCTGATGCTCCATGCCCTCCCCGAAGGCGAGTGCGATCGCCTGTCCCAAGACCGCCGCTACGTCATCGTCCTTCTCGGCCAGGCTCCGGGCCAGCTTGATCTCATCGATCACGTTCGTAGGCGTGACGTAGGCACGGCGCGCGAGCATCGAGCCGCCGCCGCCCGAGTAGGTCTGGAAGGTCGTCGGGTGACCCCACGCCATTGAGGCGTTCTCCACGAAGTAGTCGATGACCGCGCCCTCGACTGCATCGTCCGGAAGGTCGGTGCGGTTGTCGATGATGACCCGCTCGGCGTCGGCCCCGGCGGTGCCAGCGAGGCGACCCTGGTGGACGCCAGGGGGAAGGATGATCCCCGTCTCGCTTGCCGCGACCTCCACGCTCCTAATGTACGAGCCATGTCGGTCTAACCGGGTGCCGTCGCCCCCTTATCGCCCCACCGACGCCCCCTAGACGACGCTCGACCCGCCGAAGGGGGCGGGCCGAGTGCGCCGTATCCGTCGAACACGAACGAGGGGATTGCCCCCGCATGAGCGACCCCTGGAATTTTAGCTATCCACCCGTGATGAGTGTGTAGACACGCGATGCCGCTGCGTCGTCCTGCTCAAGCCGCCTGATCTGCTCCCCGAACCGCTTGACCAGCCAGTCGAGGCGCTGACTGCGCTTGAACGTCTCCGGGTGGGCCTTCTTCTTGGCCTCCGCGATCTGCGGGCCGGTTGCCTTGGCCCGCGACCCCGGCAGATAGTTCTCCCACCCCGATTCCATCTCAACGGCGCAGTCGAAAAGCGCGTCGCTGGCCGCAACCTGACACGAGTGCGCGAGTTGGCGCGCTTCAGCCGTCAGCAGTAGGTACGACTCAAGTTGCTCGATCTTTTCGCGGGGCTGAAGGGGCGTTCGCTCCCCGTCACCGTTCTCCCGGCCCATCCGAATCTGGCTCGGCATCTTGATCGCGACCACACGATCGAGCATGCCCTTCAGGCTGACGAGCGGGTCGTCGCTCACGCGAAGACGGATTCCATCCCGCCGCCGGGTGCCCCCAGGTCCAGCGCCACGTCGAGGACCGGCTCAGGCTGCGCGCCGAGGACTTCCTGAATCTCCCCGGAGCGGAAGCGCATCGCCATGGCCCGGAATGAGTCGAGCGTGTGGAAGGCGTTGGGCTTCTTCTTCCGCTCCCCGACCGCCTTGACCCGCTGCTGCGTCTCGGCCTGCATGTCGGCCGTGATCTCGGTGTCGAAGGGCAGTAGCAGGAACCCGGAGTCCACCATCTCGCGGACGTAGCGGGTGCTGGCCTCGATCATCGACATGAAGGTCACCATCCGCTCCTGCCCGGTGGCCGGATCGTTCTCCCGCTTGACGATCGAGCCGTACTGATCGCGCAGGTTGCCGGACGAGTCCTCGGTGACGAAGTTCGGATCGACGTTGACCGGGACCATGGCGTTGAACATGTAGCCCTCGGTGACCTCCATCAGTCGGGACGGCGCAACCTCGTCGTCCTCCATCTCCTGAAAGATCGGGAAGCCGAGGCCAGTCGTATCGATCCCGATCCCCTCAAGCCGGGAGCCGAAGTGGAAGGCCAGCGCGTAGAACGCGCGACGGAGGTCGCGGGTTCGCATCCGCTCAAGGACGAACCGGCGCAGCAGCTTCATCCGGGCCTTACCCTCGTACTTCTCGTGGCTGAAGACCGAGATGACGGTCGGGGCAATCGTCAGTCCGATGTCAGCACCGATCCATACGGACCCGAAACTGCCGGGGAGGTCCAGAACCTCATCGATCGGAAGACCCGTCTCGATGAACTCCTCGTACCTGATCTCCTGCTTGACGTACTCAAGCTCGTTGTACCGCGACATCGGCTTGCCGTCTCGGCCGACCCGCTGATCGACGCAAGCGATGAGCCGCGAGGTCACGAAGTACGGGCTGGCTGCCGATCCCGGCTCGCCGTAGATGTTGCGACGGTAGTCGGGGGAACCGCTGCCGCCGTAAGCCGCTTTCGCCGCCTCCTTTTCGGACGCTCCCCATCCTGGCCGCTGCAAGGCGGTCACCCCGATCAGATCGAAAGCTCCCTGGTTGATGCGGCGATAGAAGCCTGACTCTCTCGCCCCGGAGTGAACGCCGTAGAAGTGGTAGCTGAAGTCGGGATTGCCAGCGAGATCAACATGGTCCTTCATCACAGTCTCGTGGACCTCCACCCAGCCCTTCTCCGGGTAGTCCTGCGCCTCCTCGACAATGAGGTCGGGCTGATGCTGGCCCTTGACCCCGGTCCCTGTGAGTCGCGGGATGCGGCCGACGATCTTGGTTCCGTCGAGGTAGTCCACCCCAAACGGTCGATGCGTGAAGCCGGTCTTGCCTCCGCGCGTGTCGAGGAAGTCGCGGGTAAGACGCGTGGAGCGGATGCGATCCTCTACCGCGTCCGTCAGGGGCAGCAGGTGGATCAACTCGGGGGCCGTGATGAGCATGTTCTCCCCGATCCGGCGGAACGTGTGGGAGAAGGTGCGGGCCTTGATGCTCTCGGTCTTTCCGACCGACCTTGCACACGCCGCACCCGCATACTGGCTGTCGATCCGAAAGAGCGGGTACTGATAGTCGCGGACCCGATAGCACCCGGAGTATTCGCGATTCGTCGGGTCGTCCCACATCAACTCGGCCGCGTAGATGGGGTCCATGAGCAGCGCGAGGAGTAGGAGGTCGTCCTCATCGAAGTGCCAGATGCCCTCCGACCATTGGATGTCCTTCCCGCCGCCCAGCCCCTCGATCTGGCCGAGAGGCATCAGAGCCGTCCGGCGAACACGGCCTGCTTCTTGGCGAACTTCCGATCGGCGTCCTCCATGCGCGCAAGTTCCTGTTCGCAGAACTCGATGATCGAACTCTCGGTGACGCCGTGGTACTGGCGGTCCTCCTCGTCTCCGTTGCGGAGCAGCCTGATCCGCCAGGACAGGTTGGTCCGGAAGTTCTCGTTCATCCGGACCCGCTGCGAGATGTGAACGCCCATCATGTGCCCGACTCGCTTCAGCGTCCCGATGTAGTCCGCGATGTTGAACTGCCCGCCAGCCTCGCGGGTCTTCTTGTCGATCCCCAGCGCCTTCTCCAAGTTCCGGACTTCCTCCGA